TGACTGTTTCAGACTCACAGACACCCGCATGGGCTGCCGTAGAGGGAACTTCTTCCCCGGGGTGGTCTGTTGTAGACGATTCCCAGACCACGACATGGTCACGAGTAGCATAGGAGCGAGCGATAATGGCTACATATACGAATCTTGGCATCAAGCAAATCACCACGGGCGACGAATCCGGCACGTGGGGCGATTCGACCAATACCAATTTTGATTATTTTGACACGGCCATTGTTGGTTATGTCAGCGTTACGCTTGCTTCTGCGGGTAGTTCTGGTTCTCCGAACACGCTCAATGTTGCGGATTTTGCAGCGTCTAACGGGCGGAACAGGATTGTTGAATTCGTGGACGCGGGAGACCTTGGAGGCACGACCTACGTCCAGATTACCCCAAATGATTTTGAGGGGTATTACTTTATTCGGAACGGGCTTTCGGGAAGCCGCAGTATTTTGCTGTTCCAAGGGACGTATGACGCTGCTCGTGACTACGAGATCCCGAACGGGAAAGACATCGTTGTGCGTTGTTCTGGGGGCGGTAGCACGTCTTACATCTACAATGTGCTAGAAAACCTGCAGGTAGGGAATCTTTCGGTATCTTCGCTGACTGCCAGCACGGCGCTTGCGCTTGATGCGAACAAGAATGTGGCCAGCGTTACCAATACAGGCACTGGCAACAACGTTTTGGCCACCAGCCCAACTCTTGTTACTCCTGTCCTCGGCACGCCTACTTCTGGAACGCTGACGAACTGCACGGGGCTTCCCGTTTCCTCCGGAATTTCTGGATTAGGAACCGGGGTCGCAACGTTTTTGGCAACTCCCTCTTCCGCAAACCTTGCTGCGGCGGTTACTGATGAGACGGGCAGTGGAGCGCTTGTATTTGCAACGAGTCCGACTCTTGTCACCCCTGTTCTTGGAACGCCTACTTCTGGAACGCTGACGAACTGCACGGGGCTTCCCGTTTCCTCCGGAATTTCTGGATTAGGAACTGGGGTCGCAACGTTTTTGGCAACTCCCTCTTCCGCAAACCTTGCTGCGGCGGTTACTGATGAGACGGGCAGTGGAGCGCTTGTTTTTGCAACGAGTCCGACTCTTGTCACCCCTGTTCTTGGAACGCCTACTTCTGGAACGCTGACGAACTGCACGGGGCTGCCTGTTTCCTCCGGCATTTCTGGACTGGGAACAGGGATCGCGACGTTTTTAGCAACCCCCTCTTCTGCAAACCTTGCTGCAGCGGTTACCAATGAGACGGGCAGCGGAGCACTTGTATTTGCGACGAGTCCGACGATCACAACTCCGGCAATTACAGGCGGAACCCTTGACAATACACAGATTGGAAATACTTCCGCGACATCCGCTAGGTTTAATTTTAATTCATCCAGTCCTACAGCGGTACGAGTTGACGGGGCAGACACTGGGCCTACTGGGGCAAGTTATAGAATCACCTTTGAAGATACAGTAACTCTTTCTTCCGCTGTATCCGGGATAGGATCAACACATGTTTCTTATAATGCAAACCCCAGCACCTCAGCCTCTACTGCATTAGAGGCTTATTATGCTTATCTTACTTATGGTATAGCGAAAGGAACTAGCGCTACTGTAGATAATCAATATGGATTTATAGTTGGAAACAGCCTTACCGACGCGACTACTAATTACGCTTTTTACACTAACCTAGGCGCTTCTGGAACTAGTCGCTACGGTTTTTACGCCGCAGGCAGTGCACCGAACTACTTCGGCGGTAGCACAGTAATCAGCGTCACCGACAACACTAATGCTGCTCTGCGCGTCACGCAGCTTGGCACGGGTAACGCGCTGTTAGTCGAAGACAGCACCAATCCTGACGCGACGCCTTTCGTAGTTGACGCGTCTGGAAATTTAGTCAAAGGCTACACCTCCGCTGTTTCTACGGTTGGGATTAGTTCCGCCGTGTATACACCGGGAATTCAAGGACATACTGCGGGCAGCACACAGGGTAGTTTTGGTCTATTTACATGGTCTACAAACACTACTTTTGCAAATATCATAAATTTTAGTCGAAGCAGTAATGCAACGGCGGGGTCTTACACGGCTGTAGCCTCTGGCACCAATCTTGGAGACATCCTCTGGTGCGGGGCTGACGGAAATTCTACTAGTTCCGAATTCGCTCCCGCCGCTAGAATTACTGCGCGATGCGATGGAACCGTTGCTGATGGTTCTGTTCCCGGGAAAATACTTTTTGCTACCACGGCAGCGGCAGGGACAAACCCAACGACAAGAGTAAGTATTGATTCTAACGGGTATGTTGGAATTGGTAATACTTTTGTTGACCCCCAAAAGCTACTGGATCTTGCGGGGAGTAATCAGGGAGCGGCTTCGGATACCCCGGTAAACACCCTTCGATTCACTGATACCGACACCACGTCTGCCGCCAATCAGCCGATTGGTAAAATTGAGTTTTACAATTCAGACGCCACTAACGCGGCGGTTGGCGCTTACATCCTTTCGTCCTCGGCGGGTGTAGACGGCGGTGGTACGATTCGGTTTGGTGCTGCGGCTAACGCGGCGACTGTCGCCGAAATCTGTCGAGTTGCCGATACCGGCTTCACGATGACCAAGGATACTGCGGGCCTTGGTTATGGGACTGGGACGGGTGGCGCAGTTACTCAGGCCACCAGCAGAACGACAGGTGTCACGCTGAACAAGACGAACGGCGCGATTACGCTGGTCTCTGCGGCAGGCACGGCGACATGGCAGAGCTTTACGGTGACCAATAGCACAGTGGCTGCGACGGACGTGGTGATCGTGAACCAAAAGTCTGGGACTGACCTGTATATGATGCACGTCACGAACGTTGCCGCTGGATCTTTTCGTATCTCATTTGCTACAACTGGCGGAACGACGACAGAGCAGCCGGTGTTTAATTTCGCGGTTATCAAGGCAGTGGCGGCCTAAGGAGTGCGGTCATGGCTCTTCTTCGTTTGGCATTAAAGCCGGGCATAGACAAACAAAATACAGAGTACGGAGCTGAGGGCGGCTGGACCGACTGCGACTACGTGCGCTTTCGCTATGGCCTTCCTGAAAAAGTAGGCGGCTGGACTTGGTTCGAGCAGCTTGAGACGTATCTTGTAGGAATTGTAAGTCACTCAAGATCTTGGACTTCACTGGCGGGTGTTCCTTACATGATGGTGGGGACAACAAAGAAACTGTACGTCTATTCTGGCGGTCTTTGGGACGACATCACGCCGCTGCGGGCAACGACTGCCGCTGGAGATGTTACTTTTGCGGCGACTAACGGGTCTTCGATCATTACAGTTACGGACACCGCTCACGGCGCGTCAGCTGGGGATTTTGTTACGTTTAGCGGGGCCAGTTCTCTCGGAGGAAATATTACGGCTTCTATTTTGAATGCCGAATATGAAGTTACCTCAGTTCTGACCGCGAACACCTATACTATAACGGCTCCCGTTAACGCCAATGCTTCTGACAGCGGTAACGGAGGAGCCTCTGTTGTAGGGGCGTACCAGATTTCGATTGGTCTAGACATCAACTACTTTGACTTTGGATGGGGTGTTGGAGCATGGGGCGGTGGGACATGGGGAACTCCTCGCGCTGCCGGCCTAGGCCTGTTTGCTCGAATTTGGCAGTTCGATAATTACGGCGAAGACATGGTCTGCCAGCTGTATAACGGCGGTACTTACTACTGGGATACTAGCGCAGGCCCTAGCACGCGCGCTTCCCAGATATCGGGAGCGCCGACGAAGAGCACCTATGCGCTCGTCTCTACTCCTGACAGACATCTGGTGTGCTTTGGCACTGAAAGTACGATTGGAACCCCTTCGACGCAGGACCCGATGTTCGTGAGGTTTTCCTCGCAGGAGGACATTGGGAACTTTGCCGAGACTGCGACCAACACGGCGGGGGGCCAACGCCTTACGGACGGCAATCAGATCGTGACGGCCATCCGCTCAAGAGGTCAAATTCTTATCTTCACGGATACGTCACTGCACGGCATGCAGTACATAGGACCCCCTTACACTTTTGGGTTCCAGCAACTTGGCGCTAACTGTGGTTGTATTGGGGCACATGCAGCGGCAGACGTGAACGGGCTTGCTCTTTGGATGGGCCATGAGGCGTTCTACGTGTTCGACGGTACGGTTAAGAAACTTCCATGCACCGTACAGGATTATGTCTTTGATGACATGAACTCGACCCAAGGCTCACGGTTCTTTGTTGGAATCAACTCTGACTTCAATGAAGTCACATGGTGGTATTGCTCTGAGAATTCGGACTACATCGACCGTTGCGTGACGTTTAACTACCTTGAGCAGGTCTGGAGCATTGGAACCATGGCTAGAACATGGTGGGAAGATGCTACTGTATTCAAATACCCCTCGGCATTCTCTTACTTGCCAAGCAGCACTGAAAGCACCATTTCGACGATCTACGGCCTGTCGGCAGGAAGATCTCCCGCATACGCGCAGGAGTATGGTAAGAATGCGGTTGATGAAGCCATAACAGCCTATATTCGTTCGGGCTACTTTGACATTGGAGATGGCGACAACATGCTCTTCATGAGCAGGTTCTTGCCGGACTTCAAGGGGCAGGAAGGAGACCTTACGGTCCATTTGTTGCTTCGCGCTTATCCGCAAGGCACTGCCACACCAAGTTCTTTGGACCCGTACACGATCACGCCTACGACTACTAAGGTCGACACAAGGGCGCGTGGTAGGCAAATCTCGCTTCGGATCGAGAGTGACGAGATTGACACCAAGTGGCGATATGGAACCCTGCGGGTAGACTTGCAGCCGGACGGCCTTAGATGAGCAAGATTCTCAACGTCCGCCTGCCGAATGCTATTCCCCGGGAGTATAGCCCGGAGCAGTTCAACCAGCTTGTGCGGTCACTGGAACAGGTCATTTTCCAGCTCAACACGAGCTACACCCCGACTACGACCGAGAACACGGACGGGGCGGGGCGTTGGTTTGGAGGAACGGCAGGGCCATCAGGCATTTCTGGGCCGCAAGGTGCCCAGCAACTCCTTCTTCCTCACGGGGCTTTCAGGAGTAACCAAGACCAGACGGCGGCATCTACGACCGTTGGCTATGCAATCACGTACAACGTGACAGACCTGTCAGAGGGCGTGTATGTCACCAACTCCTCGCGGGTGAACGTGGACTACGCGGGGGTTTACAACGCCCAGTTTAGCCTTCAGTTGATCAATACGGACAGTCAAATACACGACGTTGATATCTGGTTCTCAAAAAACGGCACTAACATTGCAGATAGTAACAGTCGCTACAGCGTTACCTCCTCGCACGGGGGCGTGGACGGAGGAATAATCGCCGCTCTTAACTTCTATCTGGACCTTAATCCGGGGGATTACTTCGAAATTTACTGGAGTACGACGAATACGGCGGTATCCATCCAGCAATTAGCCTCGGCGACCTCTCCGACCCGCCCAGCAACGCCTTCTGTCATCCTGACGGTGGGCTATATCTCATCTTTGAGCTAAAAAAATGGCAAACAAGTACTTTCGGCAGCGGCTTTCCCCCAGTGCGACGACGGAAACCGACCTTTACACGGTTCCGCCTGCCAATACGGCGATTTTAAGCTCGTTGAGGGTGACTAACGGCAATGGTTCTAGGGCCTCGATCACCGTTTCTCAGTACGTTAGCGGGTCGGCCACCGAATACTACCTGCTAAGGTCCTATGTCCTTGCCCCTAACAGTACGATGGACGTTTTTAACGGCGTTCCCTGTATTTTGGAGGCAGGGGACAAGATTTCAGTGGAATCCTCAGTTTCGACGGTTTACTTCTATTTATCCTATCTAGAAGTGGACAGAAACTAGGGTTTTGGAGCATTATTAGTGTCATATTCGCGTCCTTTCTTGGCGCGCGGCCCACGGGCCATGGCACATTACAGGAAAGGTATGAAACATGGCTGAAGGTATCATGTCTTTAGGGGAGAACATGGATTCTTCCATGGCCCCGAGCGTCCCCGAAGTTTCTCCAGAAGAGATGCAGCAATTCGAGTCTGCCGTGCGAGAGTATGCTGCAGAAGACCCACAACGCTTCGGAAAAGATCTGATAGAAACCATCGAAAAGGCAGACCCTCGTCTTGTCGCCCAGCTCCGTGCAGTACTGGAAAGAGTAGCCCTCCCAGAAGAAGTCATCGATGCCTTGGGCAAAATGATAGATGCTCTCGTAAGCGAGCCGGAGAACTACGAAGAAAACCGACAGGGGTTTATTGACGAGGGGGTTCCGCCCGACATTCTTCCGGAAAGGTTTGATCCTGCTTTTTTTGCTGCGATGAACATCGTTTTGGACGAACTTTCCGAAAAAATGTCGCAGCGGCCAGAGATCCCCTCCATGAATTTTGCGGAAGGCGGACTGGCAACCCTTAAGCCTCTTGCCGCCGCTGTTGCAGCGCAAGGACGCAAGCAGGACACGATGCTTGCCCACATCACCCCCTCAGAAGCACGTCTTCTACGTCGAAACGGGGGCAGCGGAACTATAAACCCCATCACAGGGCTCCCAGAATTCTTTTTGAAAAGTATTTTCAAGGCCGTTGGAAACATCTTTAGTGGGGTAGCTAAAGCCGTTACTGGCCTTGTTAAAGGCGTTGTCAACGTCGTCAAGTCGGTAGCGTCCAATCCTATTGGGAGGGCGGTTCTGACGGTTGGGGCAACTTTTTTACTCGGGCCTGCCGGCCCGTTTGGGGCAGGTCTCGCAGGGTCTTTGGGGCTTGCGGCAATGCCTAATCTTGCTCTTGCCGTGAACACGATGGCCGCAAGCACTCTTGTTGGTATGGCAAGCGGGCAAAAGTTTGGAGACGCGCTTAAAACTGGGCTTATAACCGGCGCAACGGCGGGCATTGGTGCCAAGGTTTTTGGGCTAACTCCGACCTCATACAAAGAAGCCGCTGCTGCCGCCACTGCAAAAACAGCGGGTGCAACAGGAGCAGCGGGGGGCATTGAAACTCTTAGCAACGCAAAAACAGCGGGCATTGAGGCTGGAAAAGAGGCCGTTACGCTTGATACGGTTCCGATGAAACCTTCGGATGTCGCCACTGGGGAGCTGTCAGCGGCCAAAGACGTGTTTACTCCCGCAGATGTAAACGCGTACACCTCTCCTGCTACTGCGGCGGCAGAGCCGTCGTTTTTCTCAAAAGCGGGGGACTGGGTCAATCAAAACATCATGCCCGGAGGAATTAAGGAAGCCGGGATGGCTAGTGCAAAAGAGGCTTACAACACCACCCTTTTGGAAACCGGAAGTAAGTCGGCGGCAATGGAAGCGTTCAAGGCCGCGACCCCGGGTATTCTACGGACATACGGTCCTATCACAGCCGCAGGACTTGGGGCAGCGTATGCGCTTGGCGCTTTTGATACTCCGGAGGTAGAAGTTCCCCCTGAATTCAAGGGAATGATTGATCAAAGGTATGCCGGAAAAACGGGATACCAGCTCCTTGAGGAAGACCCAGAAAAATGGGCTTTCAAACTTGGTGGGGCGGATACCGCTTACATCACAAAAGACCCCTACGCCTACCCAAACCTGTCGACAGATCCTAATGCTTACGACCTCGTTACGTCAGGCTTGACTCCCAACCAAATGGCGGCAGCGCCAGCGGTCGTAGCTGCCGCCTCTGGTGGAGAGATAAATCATTTTCCAAGAAAGACAGGACCCATTAACGGCCCCGGAACTGGAACTTCTGATTCCATCCCGGCGATGCTATCGGACGGGGAGTTCGTGTTTACAGCCAAAGCAGTACGAGGAGCGGGCGAAGGCTCTCGCAGAAACGGTGCAAAACGCATGTATGCTTTAATGAAAGCATTAGAGGGCAACTCCAATGGTTGATACCGTTACCACCCAGATCGTACGAGAAGCGCCAGAAGTAGAGGCGCAGCGCGCCGCTGTAATTAAATCGGCTCAAGACGAGATTGCAAAAACACTAGAACTTCCTGCTTACCAAGCCGCAGGTCTTTCACCTTTCCAGAAATTTGCAGAAACAAATCTACTAAAAGATCTCGGGTATACCGGATACGACATCACGCCGGCTACAAAAACATCTCCTGCCATCTACACGCTAAAAGGGGATGGAATTTCAGGGTGGGAGGACTACCTAGCTGACGCCGACACCACAATAGGCTCCGGCGTTGATTATGCTGAGTTAGGTAAACAAGCCCTCAGCGACCTTAATTTGTCTACCTTATACTCCGGTGCACAGGGGGCCTATACGTCTGGGCTAACGGCAGCAGGAGCCGCTTCTACTCCGAGTCTAACAAACGCGCTGGGGTATTTGGACGCAGGAGCGGGATACGCAAAAGACGCGGGAGGCCGGGCTGACGACTACCTTGCGGCAAATCTTGCAAATGCCCAAACCACTATTGGCACTGGGACATCTGCTCTTACAGCGGCGACTCCTGACTATACCAATGCAGTCACCGCGACCAACAACCTAGGCAATACCGTTGCCACCGCAACAAAAGGCGAGACCGGGATTGCGGGAGGGATTGCTGGGCTTAATTCCGCTCAGGCATTGATTGGGGGATTCACGCAGGCGAATCTAGCCCCTAGTCAGACCGCGATCAATGCCGGAATTGGTTCAGCAACGGCGATAGATCCGAACTTTTCCGCCGCCAACGCGGCGGCAAGTGGAATAGGGCAGTTTATCAACGCTGCAGACAACGGGCTTGATACAGTAGCCAAGGGAACTGCTGGAATGGGGCAAGCTGCGATGAAAGCTAGCCAGTATTCTGGAGCAGACCTAGCAGCAAGCGATGCTGCGTTGCGTCAAGGACTTTCTGCTGCGAGTAGCGTAGACCCTAATTTTGCCGCGTCTAGAGCAGTAGCTAACCAACTTGGAACTTATGCTGATGCCGCAGATAGCGGTATAGGGACGATTCAAAAAGGGGTCAGTGGAATGACCTCTTCTGCGCGAGATATAGGGCAGTATTCTCAGGCGGATTTAGGGCGTTCTCAGGCGTTTCTCGGACAGGCTGCACAGCAGGCAAGGGGCGCTGATGTTGACATGGGAACGGCGAATAAGGCCGTTCGTGCAGGCCTTCAAAACGCCTCGAACGTTGCTGAGGCAGCTCTTCCCGCCCAGAAACAGGCAGCTAGAACTATCAATCTAGGGATTGAGGGACTTTTGCAGGGCGCTGAAGCATATTCGCCAGAAGCTGCTCAGGAGTTTATGAACCCCTATCAACAGGCGGTGACACAAAAGGCGATGCAGGAAATGCGTCGTCAGGCGAACATCGCAAGGCAGGATATGGCCGCGCAGGCAGTGCGGGCGGGGGCCTTTGGAGGGACTCGCGAAGGCGTTCAGCGAGCGGAATTTGAGCGAAACATCCAAGACCAGATGCAGCAAAAGATTCTGCAGGATTACGCTCAAAACTATGGGCAGGCGCAACAGGCCGCAATGGCAGGATTTGAGCAACAGCAACAGCGTCAGCTGGGGCAAGGAAACCTTCTGGGTAATCTCGGTCTTTCGCAGAGCGAAATTGGGCAGCGTAGTGCCGCCGCCATTGCACAAGAAGCCGCGCTTCAGGGGCAGCTTGGTACGCAGGCAGGAGCACTGCAGTCCGCGCAGGCGCAGGCGGAACTTGCCCAAGCGCAGCAGCTGGCAAATATCGGAACTCAGATGGGGCAACAGGAGCTTCAGCAAGCGCAGTTGGGGCAGCAGGCCGAAACATCCGAGGCGGCTATCTACCAGAACCTTGTTCAGGCTGGGTATGCTCCCGCGCAGATCGCTCAAATCCAAAGCCAGATACAAGCGCAGCGTGCGGGACTACTTACCGACGCGCAAACTCGCGAACTCCAGACAGAATTGCAGAGGGCACAGCAGATCACGCAGTCTGGGCAGGCTATGGGGCAACAGGCTGTTCAGCAGGCGCAGCTCGGTCAGGCGGCCACAGGCCTTGAGGCAAATATCTACCAAAACATGGTTCAGGCTGGGTATACGCCGGCACAGATTGCTCAGGTACAGGGGCAGATGCAGGCACAGCAGGCGGGTTTGCTGACGGACACTCAGTCCAGAGAACTTCAGGCAGAATTGCAGCGCGCACAGCAGCTCGTTGCCGCTGGCCAAACTCTTGGTCAGCAGCAAATTCAGCAGACCCAACTTGGCCAACAGGCTGCTCAGGCGCTTGCCGGAATGTCCTCGCAAGAAGCGCAGGCTGGCATGCTGTACGGAGATCTCGCCGCCCAAAGTGCGAATATATACAACCAGCAGGCACAGAATCTTGCCAACATGGAAACCCAAGAGGCACAGCTTGGTATTCAAAGGGGCCAGCAGCTTGTAAATGCAGGAAACGTGCTTGGGCAACAGGAGCTTCAGCAGACTCAGCTTGGTCAGCAGGGAGTGCAGAACATGGCTGCAGTCGGACAGGCCCTTGGGCAGATAGGAGCGCAGCAGGGGCAGTTGAGCCTTGGTTCGGGGCAGTTCGACCTTCAGAAGGGGCAGTTGTACGGGCAGCTTGGACAAGGGCTTGGAAGTATTGCTGGGCAGCAAGCAGAAGCGACCTTGGCCAAAGGACAAGGGCTTGGAAGTCTTGGCCAACAAATGGCGTCAATGGGCGTCCAGCAAGCCGCGCTTGGGCAAGCGCAGCAGCAGCTTGAACAGTCCGACGTTTCCATGCTTTACAACATGGGCGTGGGCCAGCAGCAAAATGCACAAGCGCAACTTGATGCGGCCAGAGCAACCTCTCTTCAAAATGCTATGCAGGAGCGTAACGACGTTGCTTTCTTGTCTGACGTCGTCTCTCGCGTTCCTTCTACACAAATGTCTATGTCGGCAACAACTGCCCCATCAACTTCTCCCCTGCAGACCATAGCGGGGATTGGAGCGGGCGTTCTTACAGGCGCAGGGGCTGCTAGCAGAGCCGGAATCATCTAAGGTATAGCTATGAAATCAAAAGTGCTTAATCGAAAAATGTTCCGTAAAGGCATGGACATTGAGAACGTGGGCATCATGGACGGCTTCAAGGACTCTATGCACGAGTCCCTTATGGAAGCTCTGTCAAAAAATGGAATGCCGGAAGAAGACGATGATGCACTAGAACGCGAAGACGACGACGAGGAGGGGGAATCCGGCAAGATGATCGGGCGCACGCCGCGCTCTCCAGAAATCCTCATGAATACCCTGCGTGGAGACATGCGCTCTCCTGACGCTCGCCGTAAGGAATTGGCAGATCTCGTAGGCGAAGAAGCCGCCATGGAAACTCCCGAAGAAGTGCTTACTCTTCTTCAATCCAAACTCGGGCAGGGAATCGCAAGCGTTCCCGGCCAACAGAACGCGGGCCCAGCGCCCGGTGGGGCTACTCCTCCCCCCCTCCCGCCATCGGGCGCTGGTGCACCGCCCTCTCCCGCCGGGGGAGGCCTAGCGGACCTTGGGCAGCAGCTTCAGGGAGCGGGCGTAACGGCTGGGGTTCAGCCCCCCGCAATGCCCCCGGGAGGAATGCCCCCGGGAGGAATGCCCCCGGGAGGAATGCCCCCGGGAGGAGCGCTTCCACCGCTAAACATGGCTGACGGGGGAGAGGTAAGTTATGCCCGTTATGCGGCGGGCGGGGAAGCTAAAAAAAAAGCTAACCCGTTTTCATCTTTAATCCGCCCCCTTGATTCTAATGCCGTTGAAAGTAATGCGAAGGCGTACGAGAGGCTGTTTTCTTCCGCCTTGGGGCAAGACCTAAAGCGAGACAAAGAACTAGAACGGGCGGCCCTGCTGGCGGATATCTCGCGAAGAAGTTTTGCGTTTGCCGCGAACCAAGATGCCAGAGGAAACCCCTTGAGCGGCTCCTTTGCCTCACGTGCTGCAGGGGCCTTTGGTGATGTCCCTTCGTTGGCCGTAAAGTCGGCAGGACGGATAAATTCCATGGGCCAAGAAGCACGGCTCGCGGCCCTGCAACAGGCTATTTCTGACGAAGTCATAAACAGGAAACTAGAGGGCGAACTTACGGCAAGTGCGCTAAAGGATAGATCGACAGCAACTAAACCACTGGGAATGTTCTCTATCCAAGACAGTAGGGGGAATATCCTAGCAAATGTGGAAAGGGTTATAAACGAAGATGGGGTCTCTACTTCCTTGGTGGATTTACGCTCAGGAAAGCCGTATGTTTTGGGAGAAGGCGAACAGGTAGTTGAACTCCCAACGGCGTCAAAGAATAAGAGTAGCCCAAATTCCATTACTCTTTATGACATCAATAAACGCAGGGTGGTGGGGTCAGGAGTTGAACAAGACGGAAGGTTGTTTTTCCTAGACGGGACCCCGGCTCCGGCCAACATCACAGGCATGAAGATCAATCCGTCCATGGTTCCGGACACTGAGGAAAGAAAAGAAGATTCCGAAGTAAAAATTGATGCCGCAGACCAGATCTTAATGCCCGCACTAAGGGTGGCCCAAAGCATAACCGAGAACCCAGATTCAGCGACCTCTGTCAACAGGATTGCAGGGGCTTTGGGTGAGTTTGGCACAGAACTATCGGCGCTTGGTGGAAAATTTGGAGGGGATAGCGGGGCAGAAAAAATCAACGACATCTTTAATCCCAATAACTATGCCGTTTTTGACGAGGCAAATATCACGTCAAACAACATGAGAACAGGTCTTCTCGCTCTTGCCTATGCCGTTGCAAAAGCACAGCGAGGAGGAAAAATTACTGCGGAGTTTAGTAACAAGGACATGGAGCAGGCGCTTATGTCGGTGGGTGCCGGAAGTGGTGACCCAAGGGTTATCTTGTCCAATGTAAATAACGTGGTAAGAGGAGCCTACGAAGGGGCGTTTATCAATCGAATGAATGCCTATGATGAACCGTGGGATCCCCCGAAGATTAACGGAATGATTGACGCCCATTTGAGATCAAAAGGGATAGACCCTGCGGTGTTTAATCCGCGTATTCCCCCTGCTGTAGGGAGCCAAGGGCCTTCATCCGAAACTGGGATAGCCCCGTCTTCCAACGTGATCTACTCTGGGGATGGTTTCAGTATTGAAGCCGAAAACGATTAGGAGAAGAAGATGGCCGCCCAGTCTTTTAGCATCAATGTTGACGGCAAAAAGTACAAGATAACTGCGGACAGCCCCGAAGCAGCCGAACGCGGATTCAGGAAAGTTCAGGAGCTTCGGGAAAAAGAGACTTCTCCGCAGGGGTTTGCTGAGAAGGCATTGGATTTCGGACAAGGCGTTGCTGAGACCGGAATGACAATGGCTTCGTCGATGCTTGCCGAACCGCTTGCTGGGTGGAAGGGGCTTTATAACCTCGCGACAGGGGATCTGAACAAGGCCGCAGAGTCTGTCGAAAAAACGCAGGAAGAGATGACTTACGAGCCTAGGTCTAGGAGCGGAAAAGCGATTGTAGGAGCTGCTGGGCAGCTTATGGAGCCTGTAGCGAAGGCAGCCGACTGGACAGGCGAGCAGGCAGCAGAAGCTCTTGGTCCGGCGGCTGGAGCGGCTGTTCGTTCTGGAATCGAGTTTATTCCTAATTTGATCCCGGGCGGAGGAGTAGCCAGAGCCGCTGGAAATGTAAAATCTGGGGCAAAAAATCTGGCGAAGGGAGAGGCTAGAAAGGCCTTGGAAGACTTAACAGCGGCAGCCGCAAATGCAAACATATTTTCGGCTGTTTCTCCCGATAAACTAGGCAGAAAAGATCTCGTCAAGAAGGCCACCAAGCGCTTTGCTGAGTCCGGCATAGACTTGACTGAGCCAGTCGCGACGCAGGCCAAGCAATTTGTACTAAAAGCTAAAAATTTGTCTGGAAATCAGGTTCGTTATGCTGAACGACTGAAAGAAATTGCAGACGCTGGGCGGAGATTAGATCAAAGATACAAAGAAAAAGGGGACGAGTTGTATACGCTCGCTTCTTCAAAGAAAGCAGCGATTCCTCAAAAAGCGTTCTTGGATTTTTCGGACGACATCACGAACTACATTAACGAGGGTCGTTTTGCGCTTGATGCAATGCCTCAGCTTAAGGCAGTTCTTAGTAACATAAAAAAACAGGCTGAAATGCCTGACGCTGTTCCCATGGGAGGGCCGAACGGAATCGTTACGCTCAGAAGGGCTCTTGGGAAAAGAGTAAAGGGCGAAGAAGGCGCAGCATTTGGCCACATCCGGGCAAGGCTTGATGGCCTTATCCGTGATGCTTACGACAACCAAACAATGCTTGGGGATAGGTCTGTTTTTCCGGCGCTTATTGGCGCGGATAAGTTCTGGGCGAATTATCGGCGTCTATTTGACGAAGAAAAAGCAGTTCGAAAGATACTTAGCAACAAGGAGATCACGCCGGAGGAGGTTCGTAAATCCTTGTTTGGAGAAAGCGCGCAGAAGTACCCGGCGGGTGCCCAGCGTGTTATGTCTCGCTTAAAGGAAATTTTTGGAGAAGATAGCCCGCAGATAAAGGCTCTTTCAACAGAGGTACGTTATTCCGTGTTGCAGCCTCTTCTGGAAGAGAGAGATCTCAGCAAGTTCAAGGAAAACGTCGATAATCTTTTGCTTAAAAACTACAGCCTTGCAACGGAGCTTTTGTCGCAAGACGATATAAAGAATCTCCGCTCGATGCGAGACTGGGCATCGGCCTACGACGCCACAAAAATGGGCAAAGAAAAGATTTCAGAGGCGCTGGATAGGCCCGCAGCAATCCTCATTGCCAATGCTCTGGGCGCAAATAACACACTGGCCCTGAGTACCCTTAAGCAGCAGGCGCTGCAAAAAGTACTAGGCCTTGTGGGCAGAGGCGCGGACGTTGATAGAAAACGCCTGCTTTCTGAGATAGCCGGCGTCGATCTTTATAGCCCTATGTCTGACATAAAGACGGTTGCCGCTCCTGCGTGGTTGCAGGAAGCGTATAACATTGCAGAAGAAGAGGCCAAAGATAAGCTGCTCAATGAGGTATCCGCCAAAAGACGGATGGAGGCTTTTCGAGGGGCATTTGAAAAAAATGCTGCTGTCCCCTCCACAAGAGGAATGCCCGGGTCTCAGGCACCTGCTGCTCCAGCGCCGGCGGCACCTGCTGCTCCCGCTCCGGGAGGAGCGCCGAACAGCCAGAGCCGCATGATGCTTGAGCAGTTGTTCCCGAACGACCAGCTTTTGCAGGGGCTCACTCCCCCGGCACAGGCGGCAGTACCTCCCGAGGAGGAGCAGCAACCTGCGGCGTAGCGTCATAGTAGGCGCTTACCCGGCGCAGCCATTTCTCCTGATGTTGGGCGAAATCGCGGCCCGTGGTCGTAAACTCCAGCATGGTATTCGCATCATCACGGCAAGCCATTAGGATTACGCCGTAATCGATGCGAGTACCGTGGACCATGTCGTGTGCAAGCGCATACGCTGCGAGTTGCTGAAAATAGCTGTCGATCCAGCCCCTTCTTTTGACCTTATTGGACTGTTTGAAGTCGATAATGGCCAACTGACCACGGTACACGGCCACCATGTCCGCTGTTCCAGCATACTTGTCCGGGTAGTACAGGGGCACCTCGGAGCCATGGATGGCGTCGATGTTCTTGAAGAAGGTATTGATGAGCCGATAGCCCATTTCATAGCCTTTTGTCATGGCCCAGTTCGTCGGCCTTGGCAGGTCTCGCATAGCCACCATTCGTTCGATCACAGAGTGCATGTGGGTGCCCACAAGGGATGCCTCTGTTTTGATGCGCTCTGCCTCTTCTGTTCCAACCCTGTTTTCCCAGTCTTTCAAGGCCTGTTTGTCGCCTGTTGACGACAAGATATGGGTCACGCTGGGAAGGCGCTGTTCACCGTACACGTACCGGCGCCCGTTGGGGCCGTCTTCCCGACGTAGTTCTTCGTATTTGAACTCTTTCCTGATGGGTATCAAATCAACCATGACCGGATGTCCTCCCCTAGCACCTGATTTGCGATGTCAATCTTGTCCCTGAGCGCCTTGACTATTTTTTCGTCAACTGTTCGAGGGCACATCAGGTCAACGTAGGTCACGTTTCGCTTCTGACCAATTCGATGAGCGCGGTCCTCGGACTGCAGGCGGATTTCAAGGTCAAAACTATTACTGTAGTAGACCACCAGATTGGCGGCGGTCAGGGTAATCCCGTAGCCCCCTGTCCGGGGGTTTCCGATGAAAAAGCGCAAGGGACTATCAGGGTCTTGGAAGTCCCTGACCACGCGTTGCCGTTCTTCCCCTTCAGTGTCTCCGTAATAGGTACCGACGGTCTCCATTCCATAGGTCTTTTGAAGTTCGAGTTTGATCGCCTCGATGTCGTGCCGATACGTGGCCCAGATGATGACCTTGCCATCGGATTCTTCCAGCACATTCAGCAGTTCTTTGAGGCGGTTGTTGGGAAGCGAGACTACCTCCCCGGAATCTAGCTTTAGGTGCCCGCATACAATCTGATGTAGGCGCATCAACTGTGTAAGCGCGTTGACTGTGCTGGCCATGTCACGCTCAATGCTCGCGACGGCCAGATGTTTCATTTCCATGTAGACACGGCCCTGCTCATCGGTCAGGTCTACCTCTCGCTTGATGTAGAGTTTTTCTGGTAGGTCTAGGCACTCGTCTTTCGTGACGCGGAAGCTGAATTTATCAAGGCGTTCTTTTAGTTCATCGAGTTTCCTGTAAGCGACGACCTTGCGGAACGAATGACTGCCCAAGGCTTTCTCGACGGTGACAGCGTAACGCGACTGGAACGCGTAGTAGCTACTGAACCCCAAGCAATCCTCGTTGAGGAAGAAGCACTGTTGGTATAGGTCCATCGGCGAACGAGTCACGGGAGAGCCGGTCATGATTCGCCGAAAACGCGCTAATTTGCCTATTTTTGCGGCATTTTTTGACCTTGTCGCAGTATGGTTCTTGATGGTGGTGCTTTCATCAATGACCATGAGCGCCTTATACATGTTCAGAAAGAACCTTGCGAAACTTGTTCCCTTGGACGTGGACAGTGCTTCGATATTCATGACCAGAATTCGCAGGTCTTCTGAGGACTCCAGAAGGTCGTCCATCGCCTTCTTTTCCGCTTTTCGTGGGGCATGGGACCATAGTGCAATGCGGTGCACCACATGGCTGGGCATGTGCCTAGGGATTTCTGTGTCCACCCAGTTCCGATAGACGCCCTTCGGGGCGACGATGAGAGCAGCATTGATACGGCCAAGGTCGTACAGCATGGCAATGTTGTTGATCACCATATACGACTTGCCTGTTCCCATCTCTGCAAAAAGGGCGGCGTTTTCTTTGTTCCAGAACCTAGCCAAATAGGCTTCTTGGTGTAGGAACGGCTTATTTTTGAATGGATAGTTGGCTAAAAATTGTTCCATTGGTCTCTCTTTCTAGAGGGGATTGTATTTCCCACAGGGCCGAGTGTACTATCAGTCCTCGTTACAAAGAAAGGAGAAAACGATGCCGACCGTCTACGTCGTGTCTGAGACCAAGCAGCACAACATCACTGGAGCGCTGAACTGGGGAGAAATCAAGGTGATTCTTCCCCCTAATGCTCAAGTGGCGTTCTCTGTTGAGCCCACCGTTGCAAGAATCAAGCGCATGCTTGCAAACTTCGGAGACGAAGATTATCTTTTGTTCATCGGCGACCCGACAGCCATTGGCATCATTAGTGCCGTGGCCGCTCACCGCAACAAAGGGCGCTTTAAGTGCCTGAAATGGGATAAGTTTGAGCGCCGATATATCCCAATACAGATAGACTTGTTCCCGAGCAGAGGAAACGAATATGACTGACCTCTTCGAAAAAGATGCTGCTGCATTCAGTATTGCAGATGATGCCTTATCCGGCATTTCTGCCCTTGCCCGACGGGCCAAGGAACTTGAGAAAGAACTGGACGACATGGAGCAGAGCCTCAAGGAGCGGAAGGACCAGTACCGAAAGCTCACTGAGGAGTCCATCCCTGAAGCCCTTGCTACACTAGGCATGAAGTCGTTCAGGATGGACGACGGGTCTTCTATTGAGATCAAACCGTTTTACGGTGCGTCGATCCCAGAAGGAAGGCGGGCGGAGGCTTACGAATGGCTGCGGAAACGCGGCTTCGATGACATCATTAAGAACACCGTCTCGGTGCGCTTTGGGCGCGGCGAAGACGAGTTGTGCGCTCGTCTTGTTCGGTTGCTGCGTGAGACGGGATACCCGCTTGAGCAGTCGGAGAAGGTAGAGCCCATGACCCTTAAGGCATGGGTTCGTGAGCAGGTGGAACGCGGAAATGAGTTCCCTCAAGAACTCTTCGGCGCATACATTGGCCAGAAGGCCGTAATCAAGTCATAAGAGGAAAGAAACATGAGCAAAGATCTAGCACAGAAGGCCGAAACCGGCATGGTCGTCGTCAGCACGTTTGAGGAGGATGCTGCTGCGTCGGGTTTTGACGGAATGAATCAAGAAGACTTTGCATTGCCGTTTTTACGGCTTCTGACGGCTTCCAGTCCAGAAGTTGGCGAAGTCGATGGAGCAATGCCCGGCATGGTGTACAACACCGTGACTGGTCAGCTGTACGACGGCAAGAAGGGGCTGATGGTGATTCCGTGCGCCTACGTGCGTCAGTATATTGAATGGGCTCCTCGTGGGTCTGGCAGTGGTGCTCCGGTTGCGATCTATTCGGCGACTAGCGACATTCTGTCCAGAACACACCGTGAGCCGGGGGACAATCGCGACTATCTTGATAACGGTAACTATATCGAGAACACCGCGAATCACTATGTGATGGTGCTGGACGAGAATGGCGTGCCTTCTCCCGCTCTTATCTCCATGAAGTCCACGCAGCTCAAGAAGAGCCGCAAGTGGAACAGCATGCAGATGAGCGTGAAGCTCCAGTCTAGTCAGGGCGGTCTTTATACCCCGCCGATGTTCAGTCAGATTTATCGACTGACCACGACCCAAGAATCAAACGATAAGGGTAAGTGGTACGGCTGGGAGATCGAGCGTGTTGGGTCTGTGGAGGACATGGGTGTCTACCGTCTAGCGAAGGAGTTCGCCAATTCGGTGAAGTCGGGGGACGTTAAGGTCAAGCATCAAGACGAAGCTGCGACCACGGCGGAAGAAATCCCATTTTGACCCATGCGGGGGCCTCGGCCCCCGCTTTTTTGAGAAAGCAGAATGACCAACGAACTCTCGCAATTCATGGCGATATTCGAGGGACTCGACATCGCCTATGGCACCTATCGAATTGAGGGGTCGAAATCCAATGGAAAACAAGCAGGAAAAGCGGTCGTCGTCAGACAACCTCCGACTAGGGACCTTTGGGAACGACATCTACGAGGAGGTGAGCCTTCTCTGGGAATTATTCCGATTCGTGGCGATAATTCTTGTGGGTGGGGCTGTATTGATATTGACCAGTATCCTTTGGACCTTGGACTGGTTGTTCACAAGGTTCGCTCCCTTGGCCTCCCTCTAGTTGTTTGCCGCTCCAAATCCGGAGGCGCGCACGTATTTTGTTTTGTTTCCTCTCCTATCCCTGCTGGAGATATGCAGGAGTACCTGCGTGCCTGCGCGGCACTGATAGGTGAATCAGGTCGGGAAATTTTCCCAAAGCAGGCGGAAATTCTCATAGAGCGTGGGGACACGGGGAACTTCCTGAATCTGCCGTACCACAACGCGGACGAGACGCTTCGATATGCGATCAAGGACAACGGCGAGGCGGCGACACTAGAAGAGTTCTTCGAACTCTACCGGCAGCATGTCCAGACGCCTCCGCTGACTATTCCGCAGGCTCCTAAGGCCGCAGAGAAGGTCATCGCCGACGGGCCGCCTTGCTTGCAGGCCTTGTGTTCACAGGGGTTTCCGGAGGGCACGCGTAACAACGGCCTGTTCAGCCTTGGCGTCTATCTGAAGAAGGCGTTCCCCGAGGCGTGGGAGAACAAGCTCATGGAACACAACATGAACTACTTCTCGCCCCCGCTGGGAATCTCCGAACTGCAGATTGTCGTCAAGCAGCTCAACAAGAAGACATATAACTACAAGTGCAAGGACCAGCCGCTGGTTAGCTTCTGCAACAGTGGGCTGTGCCGCACGCGTAAATATGGAATAGGGTCCGAGGGTCCTGATAGCCCTCGCCTGACATCTCTCAGCAAGTACGCATCAGAGCCGCCGCTGTGGTTCTTGGACGTGAACGGGAAACGCATCGAACTGGAGACAGAGAGCCTGTTCAATCAGGCATCTTTCCAGAAGGCTTGCATGGAGAAGATTAACGTAGTCCCTCCGACGCTGCGTAAGAACGACTGGGAAAGTGTCCTGAATGGACTTCTCCGCGAGATGGTGGAGCTGGAACATATTCAGGACGCCTCAGAGGACACGACCACGACGGGGCGCTTCAACGACCTTCTCGAAGAATTTTGCACGCACCTGCATCAAGCCATGGACCGTGATGAAATCCTCATGGGCAGGCCATGGACGGACGAAGAGCAGGAAGCGGTGTACTTCCGAATGAAGGACCTAGAGGCGCACTTGAAGCGCAACAACATGCTTCTTTCATCTCCTAAAGTAGCGCAGCGACTACGCGACCTCGGAGGGCAGTCTCAAGTGCTGTGGCTCAAGGCCCGCGCAACACGGGTCTGGAAGATCGACGCATTCACTAAACAGGACTCCCCGTTCCCAACGCCGGAACAAAGCTCGGGTGCTCCGTTCTAGGCCATGCGGGTCCAGAAAATATTTGGGCCTCCGGGTTCAGGCAAGACTACCTATCTTCTAGGCCTTGTTGAGAAGGAACTAGAAGAGGGGACCAGTTCCTCTGCGATAGGGTACTTCTCCTTCACCAGAAAGGCCTCAATAGAGGCTCGGGAACGCGCTATACAGCGATTCCCGACCCTCGTTCCTGACATCGATTTCCCGTGGTTCAGGACGCTACATAGTCTGGCGTACTACTGCCTAGGCGTGAGTACAAAGGACATGATGCGGCCCGAGAACTTCCGGGAGTTCTCCGCGCAGGTTGGGATCGAAATAGTCACCGAGACAGACGACGAAGTGTTTTCTGTTCGGGCAGACAATCCGATTCTAAATCAAATAAACCTTGCCAGAATCAAGGGCGAGGACCTGCGCGTCCACTACAACAGAAGCAACATAGATATCGAATGGCATCACTTCGAGTACATCTCGCGTGCCTATCGTCACTATAAGGCGTCCAAGGAGCTGCTGGATTTTAACGACCTGCTAGAACGTATTCTGGAGCAGCCGGAGAGACTGCCGTCGCTAGACGTGCTCATCATCGACGAGGCGCAGGACCTGTCGAAACTCCAGTGGCAGATTGTTGAACATCTCGTGAAGAAGGCGAAGCGTTCATACCTTGCGGGAGATGACGATCAAGCCGTCTACAACTGGGCAGGGGCCGATGTCCATGCCTTTCTAGGCTTTGAAGGCGAACCTCTGGTCTTACAGCAGTCCTATAGAGTCCCGCTCGAAATCCATGCGCTGGCAAACCGCGTGGTCAAACGAATTCGCGTGCGTCAGGAAAAAATATGGCACCCTCGCGAGGAACGCGGGACGATAGCGTTCTACAACGACTTCCAGAAAGTAGACCTGAGTTCAGGGCAGTGGCTCGTGCTCGCGGCGACCAATCACCTGCTCAACGAAATGCACACATGGCTCAAGGGCCAAGGGATTCTGTTCGAGCGCCACGGACAACGGAGCATATCCGAGGCCGTCCTTACCGCCGTAATGGGGTGGGAGACACTGCGACGCGGAGGAAGCGTGTCGTCAAAGACCGTCAAGGCAATCTACAAGTACCTTGGAACACCGTTCGTGGCCCGAGGACAGCGGTCCTTGGCGCTTCTGCCAGAAGAAGGCCTGTTCTCGTTGAACAGACTTCGCGAGAACTACGGGCTGCAGACAGACGCCATCTGGCACGAGACGTTAACCAAGATCGACGCTGCAAAGCGCGATTACATCATCGCTATTCTCCGCAGAAAGACTAAGTTAACTGGAGAGATAAACGTTAAACTGTCCACGATACACGGCGCGAAGGGAGGCGAGGCCGACAACGTGCTGATGCTGACAGAACTTTCGACCAAGTTCGCTGACGAGTATCAGCGGAATCCGGATGACATCAACAGGCTCCTGTATGTGGGGATTACTCGCGCGAAGCAGTCTCTGCACTTGGTGCATCCACGCAATGCAAAAAAGGCCTTTTTCCTATGAGAACACTTCCTCTTTTCGCCCCTAAATCGGAGTGGGTTCCTCCTGCTTCTTTCCCGGACCTGAGCGAGGCCACAGAAATCGCTATCGACCTCGAGACCTGCGACCCGCACATGGATACTCATGGACCGGGGTGGCCCAGAAAAGACGGATACATCGTAGGCTACGCAGTGGCTGTGGAGGGATGGAAGGGATACTTCCCTGTTGCCCACGCAGGCGGTGGAAACCTTGATCGCAAAGTTGTCGAGCGATGGATGACCAAGGTGCTTGAACTGCCATGCCCAAAGATTATGCACAATGCTGCCTACGACCTTGGGTGGCTGCTGGCGTCAGGGTTCAAAGTGAATGGCCGCATTCTGGACACGATGATTGCCGCCGGCGTCGTCGATGAGAATAGGTATTCCTACGCCCTCAACAGTCTTGGCTTCGATTTCTTGAAGGAGACCAAATCCGAGGTCGGCCTGAAGGAGGCGGCTGCCGATTTTGGCGTCCACCCGAAGAAAGAACTTTGGAAACTTCCGGCTATGTTCGTGGGGGATTACGCAGAACAGGACGCAGCGCTCACGCTGAAGCTCTGGCAATACCTGAAGACCGCGCTGCGTAAAGAGGACGTAGAAGCGATCTTCGAACTGGAGTGCGACCTTCTGCCCGTACTGGTGAACGTTACCTTGAAAGGGGTCCGGTTCAACGTGGCCAAGGCAGGGGAGTTGATTCAGGAGATGGCGGGCGAAGAACGAAGGACCATTGACACCATCTCGGAGATTGCAGGACAGAAGGTGGACATCTGGGCTGCGGCCAGCATTGCCCCTGCTTTTGACAAACTAAAAATAAAATACCCCCGGACGACGACCGGACTGCCAAGTTTCACACGGTCTTTTCTGGAATCCTGCGATGCCCCGATTGCACGTATGATCGTGTCTGCCCGGGAACTGAACAAAACCTACGGAACGTTCCTCAAGCCTTACATCGACTTCGCAGGGGACGGTCGCATCCATCCGCACATCAACCAGCTGCGTGGGGACGACGGCGGGACGGTCACAGGCCGCCTATCAATGTCGAATCCTAACCTTCAGCAGGTCCCTGCGCGGCACGAGGTCATCGGACCTACCGTCCGGTCGCTCTTCCTGCCAGAAGAGGGGCAACAGTGGGCCGCGATGGACTTTTCTTCGCAGGAGCCTCGCCTGCTTGTGCACTACGCAACCCTCCTCGGCCTACCGGGCGCGGAGACCATGGCACAGGCTTACCGCGAGAACCCTGACACTGACTTTCACCAGATGGTCGCGGATTTGGCCCAAATTAAGCGGAAACAGGCCAAAACTATTGGACTCGGTCTAATGTACGGGATGGGTAAGGCCAAACTGGCAGGGCAGCTCGATATGCCTGTGGAGGAGGCGTCGGAATTGATGGCCACTTTCCACCAGAAGGTGCCGTTCCTCCGGGGCACTGTTGATTCGGTCATGAAGAGGATCGAACATCCAGCCTCTGGCGGGGCCATCCGGACGCTACTGGGCCGCAAGTGCCGGTTCCCACTGTGGGAGCCCATTGAGTACGGCATCAACAAGGCGCTCCCCCGAGAGGAAGCAGCGGCCAAGTACGGTCCCCGCATCCGCAGGGCGATGACCTACAAGGGCCTGAACAGGCTCATCCAAGGGTCAGCGGCAGACCAGACCAAGTCGGCTATGGTGAAGCTCTTCAAGGCCGGATTCCCTCCCCTGTTGCAGGTGCACGACGAGATTGCCATCAGCGTGAATAGCCGCGAAGAGGCCGAGGCTGCGGCCGAAATCATGCTGAATGCGGTCAAGTTGGAGGTTCCCAGCAAGGTTGATATTGAAATCGGTCCCTCATGGGGCGAAGCCTGTTGACGGTATCGCAGTTTTTACGATACCTTTCTCGGCCTAGGGAGGAAAGACGATGACAAAGAAAGTTCAGACTTTTGGCAAAAGATATGGCAAACGACGCCATGCCCGGCAACCGGGCGACCCGGTGAAGTACGTGTCACCGGCAAGGCGTCGAGAGCCATGGACCACGGTCACCGTTCGATCAAGCCACTACGCCATGATGCGTGAACTTGGCGAACTCTGGCAGTGCTCCGTTGGGATGGTCTGCATGCGACTGGTCGAAAAAGAATTTAAGAAAGTTCTTTGGGAGCAGGAACACGCGGACAAGATGAAGAAGGTGGGTGCACATGCCGCGCGTCCATAAAACCGTGCTCCCGCTGGAAGTTGAAGTGGAGTATCAGGAATTTCCTGAGGACACGGAGCTAGACCTCCCTCCTCAGGTGGAAATTGTGGGCATTTTTGCCCTTCCCTCTGAGAACTCTCCTCGGGCCAGACGGGCTAACTTGCTGTACTCGCTTAGTGAAGCAGAGGTCATCAACCTTGAAGACGAAATACTGGGGGATTTGTGACAGGAGAAACGTTCGCCGAATGGTTCATCATTGCTATAAGCTCTATAACACTGT